GGACAAGGGCTGCACCACCAACCTTGCCAGCCTTTTTAGCAACAGATTTCAAGCCCTCAACACTGGTCACGGTTTTAACAGCACCTGTAACCTTTGATTTCATTCTGTTAAAGAGACCCATATTGATATTTACTGATAAAAAAAAACTGGATGTATAAGACAATGCTGCGGATTGCTAAAATCGTAAAACCATACTATGATTTTAATGGTCGTAAATATATGTGGCTTGATTTTGACGAAAATGTGTATACTGTAAAAGTGCCATTCAGGTATAACCGGGTCATGTGTCACGTGGGTGGCCTCAAGACTATCCAAGAGTATACCCAGAATGAAATTGTCATGGCCACACTTGATAAAAGGATGTGGAACAACGAAACTCATTACGTCCTCATAGCTCTAAGCGACGAGTTAGTCTAGTTGTAGATCTCGTATTTTTCTTCTTTGGAGCCACATGTCTTTTTATGGCTGGTGGTGGTAAAAAACGTAACAACTGTGCCCGAGATAATCCATGATGCGCACCGACTACCATTGCTCGCCTCGCGGCCGCGTGCATTGCGCGAGCACGACTACGGTTGGTAATTGCTTTCCGAGCCATACGCTGAACAACTACGAGACGACCGAGTTTGTTCAGTTTACTCTTTCTATTCTCTGAAACTTCGTAAATGAAAAGTTCCAATTCGAGTGGACGAGTCTTTGAAATTAGATTTTTCACTTTATTACTGATGATCGCTTGTTGGATTTCGTTCTCGGTCATACCTTTTGCCCACTGATACCGTTGTATCTGTTGTTGCAGTTTACGCAGTTTTATGCGGGTATTTATATACCCTTTGTTATTCATTATTATATGTTTATAAAAGAATCCAGCCCTAATAAAGTATGTTTACGCGAACAGGCTATCTCCTGAAAAAGAGTGAAGCCCCAGCGGAACTCAAGTCGGAGCTGACTGTCCGACCGGTTGAGAACGCGGTCGGCATCCGACCACCCGCCTTTAAAGTATTCAGAGAGACGGATGAGTACATTTGCATGCCCAGATATTTTGGCATTGAAAAGTTTGGACAGCCCAAGAGGGACACACGGCCAGAGCCAGCCGAGGCTGCGATTTCATTCGTCGGCCATCTGAAAAACTCGACCCGCCAAATTGAAGCCTTTAACGAAGGGACACATGCCTTGTCGACGATTGGTGGTGGCGTACTATCACTCGCACCCGGATTCGGAAAAACCATCTGTGCACTCGCCATCGCGTCCCATTTTGGACTTCGGACGATGATTGTCGTCCACAAAGAGTTTTTGGCCGAACAATGGGAAAGTCGCATCAAGACATTCTGCCCAGGGACGACCATCGGGCGAGTCCAGCAAGATCGGTGCGAGACTGACAAGGATTTCGTCATCGCCCTGATCCAAACCATGTCATTGCGTGAACATAGCAAGTCTGTCTTTGATACGATCGGTCTTTTGATTGTCGATGAGGCGCACCATATCGGATCGCGTGCATTTTCACAGTCTATGTTCAAGCTTTGCCCTCGGTATACACTGGGTCTCACGGCGACGCCCGACCGCAAGGATGGACTCACTCGTCTGCTCTATTGGTTCCTAGGACCCAACTTTTTGACTGTCGATCGCGAAAATCAGACGAATGTGACAGTCATTCCGCTCCATTTCAACTCGAACGAGTTTCGAAAGCCGCCACCGTGTAACCGAATGGGGTCCCTTTCGCTTGTCGAGATGATCAACACCCTGGTTGACATTCCTGAACGCAATACGCTCATCCTGCAAAAGATTAAACACTGTATTTCGGAGGGTCGTAAGATTCTGATGCTCAGTGATAGGCGTATGCACTGCTTTGATATGCGCGACGCGATCGGCGAGGATCTCGCCGGAATCTATCTTGGAGGAATGAAGCAGGAACTGCTCGAATTGAGTTCCAAAAAGCAAGTGATCATCGGGACATTCGCCCTGGCCCAGGAAGGCTTGGACATTCCTGAACTGGATACAATCTTTTTGACGACGCCACACTCTGACGTGAAGCAGGCTGTCGGGCGAATTCTCCGTGAAACAAAGGGAAAGACAAATGCTCCGGTAATCTACGATGTAGTGGATCATTGGTCTGTCTTGATGAATATGTTTAATAAGCGCTGTGTGATGTATCGAGAGGCTGGTTTTGGAGGTCTTTCTGAGCCGGTCGAAAAGTCTAAGACGTGTTTGTTCGATATTACTTGTCCATCCCATCCATGATGGCCATGAAAAATACACCAATAACAAAAAACATAACCAAATAGTTACATTCAGTATCTGGTGGGGGAACTGCAACCCCCGGCACGTGCTCGACCCAAGCCGGCCGCTGTAAAGCCTCTGGCTCCAACTCCGCGTAGTTGATCATTAATTATACACTCGAAAAATGTTTACAGCTCCATAGTAATCTGCTTCTTTTTCTTCGACTTTTTGTCATTCGTCACATTAATATCCTTGGTCTCACCCTGAGCATCAACATCAGAGACGATATCCGAGAGAGCGTCAGCATCCTCGACCCGTGGCTTTGTACGGGTGTTTGATGGTGGTGGTGGTGCCATAAATCCACCCATCAGGGACGAAAGATCCATATCGGGACCTCGCATCTCACGGCGACCCGTGGTTGGATCGATTGGAGTTGGTGGCCGAGGCCCGCTGGGACCAGCGCCACCCTCAGTCTGAGACTTGGCAACCGCCTCCATGATATTCTTCATAATGTCTGGGTTCTGCTGCAGGACGTTGTTCATATTTGGCATCTTTGACTTGAACATACTGTTGGTCAGGTGGAACATCATTGCAGAACCACCAACCATCATAATCAGCTTCACCTCTGGAGCCATTGCCATCTTGTTCTTGTACTTGTTGTGGAGCTCCTCGAATACATTATCGTACTCGTCCATATTCCGCATCATATCGTCCGACCAACCCTCCAGCTGAACATCGAATGGATCGTACCGCTGATTAAGAAACTCCAGACCAGTCACACAGGCCATCAGAATACGACGCTGAAACTTTACAGACTGGTCCGTCTCGATCTGGTACGTAATACGCTTGTACTCGGTCCGAATCTCCTCGATGTTGCTGTACATATTGATCCGACCAGACACAGTAAAACCTTTCTTCTGCAGACGAGCCAACTTGTTTAGCAGATCCGCCTTTTCATCCTCAATAGTCTTGTAACCCTCAGAAGGAATCTGAGCAGGACTAGGACCATACTCTCCACCGCCGTCACCATCCTCATCAGGACCCTGTCCGTCACCATCCCACATCTCAGGACCATCCTGAGGGGGCATATTGCCCTTCTGTGGGTTGAAAAGTCCATCCATCTCCTGGTCCGGTGGAGGCATCATCATTTGGGTAGGCTCCGGCCGACGAAAAGTCGGACGCTTGTTAATGTGGACCGTCTTCTTCTCAGTAGGCTTCATTTGGATCTCGTCGAGCAAAGCCTTCTCGTCCATGTTCAGCTCTAGGCCATCTCGCCCGCCATCCAGTATGATATCCATCTGGAGGTATATAAGAAAGGAAGTCTAAACCTTTAACGCATGAAAATAATGTAGGATACTTTTAAAATGGCATTCGAGATTAACCGTCGTAAGGCGACAATTATTGCAGGGATTATTGTGCTTTTCCTGGCTATCCGATTTATGATGAAGGGTCGTATCGGCATGTACAACCTCCAGCCAATCGACCTGGGCGCCACCTACACTAACACTCAGGATATTAATGCTCTGCCAAATGACCTGAGCTGCGTGGTTGGACCAGGTGAGTCCTCAGGCTATTACTCCCGTGGTCTGACCCCAGGTGGTCTGTGTGGTGACCAGAAGCTGATCCGCGAGCAGATGCGCGGGTACAAGATCCTGGCAGGCGTTGGCGGCGGTCTGCTGGAGAAGTAAATCTTAGATAGTATTAATGGCGTGTGCATGCAGCAAGCCCCTTGAAAAATTTACGATTCATACCGATTCGTTTGGACAGTCGGCCAACTCATTCCAGGTGTTTGTTAATATTCCTCTCAAGACAGTGGTCAAGGCTGAAGTTCTTTCAGTAAATCTAGGATCAAATGTCGTGACAGCAGTATCTAACGTCGCGTACGTCATAATCGATGAGCTCACCTCTCGGTACAATGACAAAACTCTTCCTAACGTGTACATTTCGCTCAACAACGAGTCCGATCCGTACAAGGATCTGCGCACGGTCGATCAACGATTCATAGGCCTGACTAGTAATATGGTCCAGAGTAACACAATCATTTATACACAGCTCCTCCACGGAACGGAAGCCAATGCAATCATAGAGAGTTCGAACGTGTCGATGGCTGGTTGGTCCAATATCCAGACGACAAACGGACTTGTTGTGGCATCGGACGGATCAAATCTGTTTCTAATCGGTACTCCTCCAGATGAGTATGTCAATCTCGACAGTGGTTCTAACGTCGTAACTTTCACCGAGACGAGTAATATTTACAACGTCCCCCAAACTGGCTTTGAATCCACTGTCCAGTCAGGAATCGTGACCACAACCCATCCACTCACAACCTCGAACATCTCGAACATGCAGCGGGCACTTTTGAAGCTGGACCTCGACCAGACTTCGAACGGTCGGACCATCTTCTACGTGAACAACACACACTCGAACGATACGGACTATGTCTACCCTATCCAGCAGCTCGAGAAGCTGACAATCAGTATCTACGATGAGAGAGGCATACCCATCACAACTGATGGTCCTACATACATGACCCTTCGTTTTCACTGCGCACGCGATAATATATACAGGTATTAAATCATATACTGAAATTAGATGGAGGACGTCAGTATCCTCTTCGTCGACTCGAAGAACCGAGACCAGGTTCTGTATCCTTCGAGTAATTCGTACACCCTGCACCTGACCACACCGATCCGGAATATTACCCGAATCGATTTGGTTTCGGCAAAAATCCCCAACACAACCTACAACCTGACTACCACCTCGAATATTGTCATCAACAGCAATGTCTTAGCAAACGTATCAATGCTTCCAGGATTCTACTCAACAACAAGCTTTTGCAATGAATTCAACAACTCGAACCAGACGACGACCCGTGTCAACTACTCGTCAGCCGAAGGCCGTTTTATCTTCTACAATTCGAATCTCAATTCACTCTCAACAACCGGCCAACTCGCAAACATC